CGCATTATTATGCGAACAATGACTACAAGATGACCTGCAACTTTAGCATTGATTTGACGAAGTATTATCCCAAAGTTGTCAAGTGGAACGACAACGCCAGCGCCACCCCTACCACGCGTGGTTTGTGGCTGATGATCGTGCCGAACTTCGGTTCGGGACTGACGATGGGCGCTGGCCAGCGTCCTCTGGCTATCCAGTTCATGCAGAACTTTCTCTACAGAGACGCATGAATGATCGGATGAATGATCGGATCCCTCGCTCGGTGCGAGAGATCTGAATACTCGGCGGAGCCGAGAACGCCGTAGGCGTGGGTGGCGTAGCCACCGAAGGGTCAGACTAGTATTACCTGACCCTTAGGAGTAGAGTGATAGGGATGAGAGTATCTAGAGGCCCACGCTACTCGTATACAACATCGAGAGAAACGAGAATGGCGCCCGGCAACCGCAGTTGGTGTTTTACGCTGAACAATTGGACGCAGGCCGAATGGGAGTCGCTGTGCGACGCTGATTGCCGCTACCTGTGCATGGGCCAGGAGAAAGGCGCCAGCGGCACGCCCCATGTGCAGGGCTACATGGTGATGCCCAACCAGAAGACCTTTAGCGCTATGCGCAATTGGTTCGCGGCGCTGCTTGGCAGCGCTCGCGTCCACCTGGAGGCGGCGATCGCGGAGTCGCTCGCCAACTACGAATACACGTCCAAGGAGGGCGGTGTATTTTTCGAGAAGGGCGACCGCCCGCTTAGTGCCAAGGAGAAAGGCGGCAAGGAGAAGGACCGCGCGAAGCGCAACCTGGAAGCCCTCATGGAAGATCGCCTGCAGGACGTCGACTCCGACGTCGTCGCTCACCACCTGGCCAAGTACGAGTACGGCGCCCAGCGCCTGAAGGTGGCGCGCGGCTATCGCGTGACTGCGCTGGACGGCGTCCTGCCAAACCTCTGGATTTACGGCGCTGCTGGCGTCGGCAAAGACATCATGGCGTCGGAGCTTGCTCCCGACGCCTATCTGAAGGACCCCGCCTCCAAATGGTGGTGTGGCTACCACGGAGAGAGGGACGTGATGCTCCGCGACGTCGGCCGCACCCTGTCCGTGGACGCCTTTAAGGTGTGGACGGACCGCTACCCCTTCATGGCCGAAGTGAAGGGCGGCTCCCTGGGCCGTATTCGCCCCGGGCGACTGATCGTGACGGCGAATTACTCTCCGGCCGAGCTGTTCATTGGCGCGGACGTGGACGCCATCGAGCGTCGCTTCCAGGTCGTGCATTGCCACGACGGCCTCGCGGAATACCTTCCGCGGCGCCTGGTCGATAAGCCCGCGGCGCTTATCGTGGTCAAGCGTTAAGCGCCCCACCCCACCCCACCCCACCCCTGGATATAGACCAGAGATGGCATTTCGTAGACCTACGTACAAGCGCCGTGCGCCTAAGCGCCGGTACACCGGCAAGCGGACCATGACGAAGAAGGCTGTGAAAGCCGTCGTCAAGACAGTCATCGCTCGCGAAGCGGAGACTAAGACTGCACAGGAGTACAATTACGGAGCTAATCTGTACGGACCGAACTACGCGACGTTCGACGCGACTAACATCTTTCCCCTTGGGCCTCGGGCGACTACGTTGCCTATTACCCAAGGAACAGGACAAGGTGGACGCATCGGCAATCGCGTGCATGCGCGGAAGCTGGTGCTTTCAGGGACTTTGGTCCCGAACGGATACAACGCGACGACTAACACTGTACCCCAGCCTTTGGATGTGATTATGTACGTGTTTTACGACAAGACGAAGCCTTGCGACACGCCGACGCCTGCGGCGAACGGCGACTGGCTACAGAACGGCAATGGTAGCACTACCTTTGCTACGGACACCCTCGACATGATATCGCCCGTGAACACGGATCGTTATCGCGTCGTAGCTCGTAGGAAGATGAAGCTGGGCTTCGCGGACTACAGCGGTACTGGCAGCAATCCTGCCTCGCATTATTATGCGAACAATGACTACAAGATGACCTGCAACTTTAGCATTGATTTGACGAAGTATTATCCCAAAGTTGTCAAGTGGAACGACAACGCCAGCGCCACCCCTACCACGCGTGG